CCCAATACGCAACAACTACCGCGCCATATACCTACACGTCATCGGTAACGGCACTGTCTATCTAGGCGGCGAAACAGTCACCACCGCCGACGGCACCCCAACCGAAAAAGGCGGAGTCCCATTCGAGCTATACATACCAGCCGGCGAAACCGTCTACGCATTAGTCGAGTCCGGCACCGAAGATTTACGCGTACTTGACTCGTCAAACTAACCGAAAGACAAAACCCATGAACAATGACGACAAAAAAGGCTTACTAAAAATAGTGCGCGACGCAGCTGCAAAACTCTTGACACGCATTGCTGACATGATTAGCCGGCCATGAACTACACCGGCACCACCGACGGCGCGGCCTTAGGCAAAAGACCAGGCACCGAAAAGTTTGTAGACATCATTAAGAAAAAAGGCTTTACTAACCTTGGGACTTGGGCTGTACGTAACATGCGCGGTTCAGACCGCTTATCAGTGCACGCGACGGCCAGAGCGGCGGACATTGGCTACAAAGACAAAGCAACAGCCGCCTTGTGGGCTAACTGGTTGGTAGCGAACTACAAGGTTTTAGGCATTGAAGAAGTCCACGACTATGCTGGCACCACAAAAAAAGGCACTGAGAAATGGGGCCGCGGCTGGCGTTGTAACCGTGACGGCAAGCCCGGTTGGAAAGACTGGTCAGAAACCGCAAATGGTGGTTCTGGTGGTGGTTTGTGGTTACACGTCGAGTTAACACCCGCCATGGCTGACGACCCACAAGCGTTTGTAGCGGCATGGAAAAGCATTACGCCACCAACACCGCCCGCTAAAACCGTTACAGCATAAGGCTTTTAGCGCAAAGGCGCGCAAAGTCTCAATAACACCATTAAAGTTTTTACCTATCCCGACGAAAGGCAGAAACTATGAAACGACTACTTGGCGTACTTGCCACAGCTGCACTACTCATGCCGGCCACACAAGCTAGAGCGGCAGTAGAACCAAATTGCAACCGTTACAAACCATTGGCGCTAGAGGTGGGCTGGCAGAAAAAAGACTTGCCACGGCTTATGCAAATATGTTTGCGCGAGTCTAAAGGCTTTGCACGGGCTTGGAACCAGCGCGACCCATACACCGGCTCATACGGCATCATGCAAATAAACGGCAGCAACAAACGGTTTCTTGTCGAGTCTGGGATAGTCCGTAAAGCCATGACCGAACTATGGTCACCCCGCAAAAACCTTAAAGCGTCTTTAGCATTATTTAAGCGTCATGGGTGGGCACCATGGAAAGGCAACAGCGCGCCAAAAATTGTGGTACCTTACACCCGTTAGTTATTTTTTAACCCGACTAGAAAAGAGCAATCATGGTAAACCCGACTGACCATTTAGACCAAGCACTAGCCAAACTATGGGCGAACACTCGACCCAAGGCAACCGACGTGCTGGTACGCAACTTGCGCGCTCACGCTTACAGCTACGCAATGGACGATGCAGCATTATGCGAAGACCTACGCCAAGCCATCGGCCGGCTAGAACACCCAAGCAGCCTTGAGCCTAAAAAGCAAAGCATTATTGACCGTCTAGACGACATTGTGCAAGAACTACATGACCTAGGCCATACGCAACTTGGTGGCGAAACCGACCAACTACTTATTGCTATAGACAACGCATTGCGCGGTGCAAAATGAGAACGGTTTTAGGAGTTTTTGCGTTTGTTGGTGTCATGACAGTTTTTGGCTTGGTCACATTGTGGGCCGCCGACTGGATACAAAACTATGACGAAAGCGGCAGGTACGAATAATGGCTTTTGACCTTTCCGAATACGTAGACGTCAAGACACGTCTTAAACAAGCGCTAAAGGTTTTCCCGCAGCTGCGTATTGTCGAGCACCGACCAGAAATAACACAAGTTGGCGACCAGTTATTTATTGAATGCTCGGTCACCGTAAGCCGTGACCCCGACGACCCCATTCCCGTGACCGCTTACATTTTTGAGCCTTACCCGGGCAAGACCACGTTTACCAAAAACTCTGAGCAGGCTAATGGAGCCACCAGCGTTTTGGGCCGCGCGTTGGGCTACCTTGGGTTTGGAATTGACAAGTCCATAGCTTCTAGCAACGAGGTTTTAGGACGCCAGCAAGGTGCAGAGGACGACGACCGCAAACGGACAGTGAGCATTGCGCGGCCAACCCCCGTGCTTGACAGCCCACGCGAAACGCCAACGTCAGTTATGGGGCCACGGTCTAAGCAAATAGGCGAGGCTCGACTATCAGCCCGCGAACAAACAGAGGCAAGCCAAACCGCACCACGCGAACATACACAACAAGCCAACGGCGGCGGCGCGACCCCAAACCAAATAAAAATGCTTACCCAAATGTGCGCGGAACGTGGGCTAGATTTTGACCCACAACAACCTATGACTTACTCAGACGCAAAAGAAATGTTTCTCGCAATTAAACCGATACCAAAGGTTAAATAATGCACGCCGACGACATGCCGGCAGAGCAAGCCATTTGGGCATATTCGAGCATGCTGTACGACTCACGCCAAGAGCGCGACAGCCTACGGCGCGAGTTAAACATTGTCATTCAGCAACTGCTCGACTGCCAAAACGACTACAAGCGCCTAGCCCGAGACTTTGAGCGCATAGCAAACGCAGTGTTTTGCCCAGACTGCAAAATGGTTAACGATGCCAAATAGTTACGCCGGCATGACTGAAGCCGCATTTCTTAAACAAGTGTGCGCGGTGGCTAAGTTGCGCGGCTGGTTGATTTACCACGCCAAGCCCGCACAAGTTGGCGAGCGTTGGGCTACTCATTTTCAAGGCGACGCTGGTTTCCCAGACCTCGTCATGGTTTCGCCTACGGGTGGACTTGTTTTCGCAGAATTGAAAGTAGGCCGTAACAAACAGAGTGACGCTCAGCTGCGTTGGCAACGCTACCTACTCGAAGCAGAATACGAGTGCTACTGCTGGTACCCAAAAGACTTAGACGCAGTCATAGCGCGACTGAGTGACATATGAGCAAGGTACTGGTAACACTCGACTACGAGGAATTGGAATACTGCGCCATCAGCGGTGCGCGGCGAAACATACGCGCCATGCAAAAAGACCGCAAACCTAGAGACAACACAAAGTACAGCGCGCAGAACTGGTGGCAGTCCAACATCACTGGCGTCATCGGTGAGTACGCAGTAGCAAAAGCATTGGGCGAGCATTGGCAAGACCTAGAAGCAGACCGCGGCGGTTTTGACGTGCTGAGTTACCAAGTGCGCTCGACAGAGAACACCAGCCCCAAACTTGCTGCGAGACCAGGCGACGACCTAAACCACATTTACATTCTCGCCCAAGTCCACAAACACCGGGTACTAATCCACGGTTGGGCTACTGGTTACGACATAAAGCAATTAGGCGCGCAAGAGCATGGCACAATACGCCTGCACCATGACATGCTCAACGACATGTCGTTATTGTTACACCCAACTATCTATACGTCACAAGTCCAAGAATGGGAAAGGCCCGATTACCAATGAGCCGTTTAACTGAAGCCGACCGTTTAGAGCTGCGCGCATTGTTCAGCCGCCTTGCCGACGTTCAAGCCGACCTAATCATCGAGGAACTAGAGCATCAGCCGCACCAAGGCAACGCCTTAAAGCAAGACATGTGGGGCTTAGAGGCGCGTCTAGCAGACATACACGCCGACGCCAACACGTAGTCCATGAACGTACAACTAAATAATGCTGGTACCCGGTGCGTCTCGCTGGGCTAAGTCGGGGAATTGAGAAGCCCAGCCAGCACTCATGGCCGCGTATGGGTTTGCACTATGCCGGCATAACACACGGGAACGTGGGTAGAGCGTCATGCCTCAGAGCTGACGTGCAGCGTCCAAACGTCATAAATGCGAATGGTGACCGTCCACAAGTATTACACAGCCGGCGACCAGAGAGACATACTCAAACCGCGGGGGGACGTACTGCACGAGACCTGACTACAAGCATGAGAGCAAGCGATAGCGCGCTAGCCAAGCGAAGCGCGGGAGAAAGACCAGCAACATGACAACAACACACAACGGCAAGCAACGAGCCACCAGCGAGTTTAAGCGCAACAGAGCCAAGCTCTTAGCCGATGAACCCGTGTGCCACTGGTGCGGAATAGCGCGAGCAACAGAAGCAGACCATTTGCTCGAGAGCGACGCCGGCGGTACCAATGACATAACCAATCTAGTACCAGCTTGCAAAAGTTGCAATGCAAGGCGCGGTCAGGCCTACCGCGTACGCAAAGAGCGCGAACAAAACGGCGTACTAGAACTCAACACGCAGAAAACCACGCAGAGTAACGGAAGTTTTTTTGCTGGAAGCGAACGGAAGCC